CAGCACTTGCTTCACGGCAAGGTCGCGGTCGGTGGTCGCCGTGGATGCGACGCCGCCAGAGTGGTTCGGGCCGCGCCCGCCGCCAAACAGCTTCTTCAAGATCGAGAACCCGGCAACAACAGCGCCGATCCACGGGAGCGCCGCGCCCAGGACCTGCATGCCACCTGCGAGCAGCTCGCCACCCAGCATCATTTCGATGCCACCCGACAGCGCAGGTATGCCGCCCGCCAGGCCGGCGCCGAAGTTCGTGCCGGCAAACAGCCCCGAAGACCCAAGCATGTTGAGGCCAGGAATACCTCCACCCATGCCGCCACCGGAGGCGCCAGCGCGCCCACCCACACCCAGCAACGAGCTGACGCCGTACTGCACGATGGGCTCAAGCACCAACGTGGCAAACAGCCGCTTGAGGTACTGCGCAGCGTCCTTGCCGCCGCTCATGATGTAGTCGCTCAAGGTCCGGCTGATGGTCTGGGCGGTCTTGTCCCAGTCCTTCGCGGCTTCGTCTGCGGCCTTCTTGTTGCCTTCGCGGAAGCCCTTCTGCTGCAGCACGCCCAGCAGCTCCTTGCGCGCGGCAAGCTCCCGCTCCAGCGCATCAATGGTCTTCCAGCCGCGCGATGGTCAGGCGCTCCACGGCCTCGGCCAGCGTGATGTTGGCAGCAGCAGCCAGGGCATGTGCCTCCTCTTCCTGGCGCGCCTTGCGCACGGCATCTTCTGCGGACTTGATCGCGGCTTGGCGCTTGTCGGCCAGGCGGTCGGCCTGCTTGATGTCGTCTTCGATGGCCTTCTGCAGGTCGCGGCGGGCCTTCTCCTCTTCCTTGGCCAGAGCGATGGCGAACGGCTGCTTCTTGATCAGGTCCTCGACGTACTTGATGTACTGGGTCTGCGTCATGTTGCCGTTTGCCAAGGCCTTTTGCCCACGCGCCAGTTCGGCGTAGTAAGTGCTCGACAGGCCCGCCAGCTCTGCATAGACCTTGGCTTGCTCGGCCAGCTCCTTGGCATGCTCTTTGGCGGCCTTGGCACCAGCCTGATTGGCCTTGTTGTGCTGCTCCGTCACATACGTGAGCACCTGCTTGATCTCTGACTCAGATTTGCCGGCCGCTTCGCCTTCGCGGCGTACCTTGGCCAGCTTTTCCTGAAGCGTGGTCTCCTTCTCCAGGGCCTTGGCGTAGTCCTTGTCGAAGTCGAGCAAGGCCTGCATCCTGCGGGCGGACTCCTCCCGCTGCATGGCGGCAACCTTCTCCGCGTCAGCCTTTTCGTAGAGCGCCCACTCCTCGGCCTTCAGGGCGTCGATGCGCTCCTTGATCTTGCGGACATAAGCGGCATTGCTTCGGCCCGTGGCCGCGCCGCTGCCCGTCTCGCCAAAGCCCGACTCGGACTGCGCCAGCAGAGCAGTCAGCTCCTTTTGCACCGCCGCCAGCTGGTCATTGATGGTTGCCGCACGCCCCACGTTGAGCATCGCGTCCCAGGCATCGGAGGCTGCGCCCTTTATGGCGTTCCAGCCACGCTCGATGTAGCCCAGGGAGTCCTTGATGGTCTTGCCGCGCTCGCGCATGGCACCGTCAAGCGCCTCCATGGCCACTTTCGATGCATCGGCCTTGCGGCCCTGGTCATCCAGCGCTTTGATCTGCTCGTACACGGAGACCGTCAGGAAGTTGGTCCCTTCGTTGAGCTTGATGACGGCGGCCAGCGGCTCCTTTTGCAGGCTGGCGAACTGGTCAGCCGTCTTGCTGACGGCCTGGCCCGTGAGCTTCTCCCACTCGATGGCAGTCTGCGTGTAGCGGCGCAGCTCATCGCCACCGCGCACGCCGGCCGCGACGAAATCAGCAAGGCCGGATGCCGCCTGGGCCTGAGTCCCCACCACAGAATCGATCTGCCTGGCGTACTCGCGCAGTTGGCTTGTGGTGACGCCAGACGCATTGCCAGTGAGGGCAATGGAGCGCACGAACGCCTCGTTCTCCTGAGCCCCCTGGTGGAACGCCACAGCCGTCGCAGCGCCAGCGGCAGCAACCAGCGTGAGCGGACTTACCAGCCCCATGACATATCCGCCAAGGGCTTTGGCAGCGGCAGCTGTGCCACCGAACATATCCTTGAGCTGGCCGCCCTGTTGCAGCAGCACAGTAAGGGGAGCCTGGCCCGCCTGGAGGCTGACCACGATGTCGGTGAACTGAGCAGGCACCTGGCGCAGCGCAGCGGCGGTTTGAGCGGCGGACACCCCCATGGTGCCCAGACCCTTTGTGGCAGCGCCAGCGGCAGCGGCCTGCGCGGCCTCCACCGCGCGCAACTGCGCAAGGATCGGCTCCATGACGTCGCCGCCAATGCCGCGATACTTGCCCCAGGCTTCGAAATACTTGGCGGTCCCTTTCTCCCCGGCCTCTGCCGCGACCAGTGCGCGCTGAACGCTGTTGACCCAGGATTTCTCAAAGGACTCCAGCTTCCGAGCGGTCTGGTCAGCCCCCTCGCCCATCTTGGAGATGCCCTTGCCTGCCTCTTGACCGGCCTTGACTACGGCCTGAGCGGTTTCCTGGATGCCGCGCTTGACCCGATCCAACCCCTCTTTCGTGTTGTCCTCAGCGACAACGCTGACTACGGCCTTGGGTCCTTCTTGCGTCATAGATCCGCCCATAAAAAAGGCCCGCCAGAGGCGAGCCAGAAATAGAAAAGCCCGGGGGTCCGGGGCTTAGCTGAGTGCCTCGCCAAGGAGGCAAACTGTCAGTTGATCTTTTTTATGAGAACGGCGCACAGGGCAGTGATCATTACTGGATCATCCCCTTCATCGATGTCGGCAATTCCGTCCGCGACAACGAAGCGCTTGTAGCCAACGTAGGCCCCGTAGGAATTCTTGGCATTCACCTCGCCGCATACGTACGGCTCAGGCTTCCCCGTTTTTGACCGGTAGATCCCCAGATTCCGGAACTTGGCACTCTCTGGGTCTTTGAAGTCGTGAGAAACAACAGCCTTCGCCTTCGCGACCATTGCCGAGTAGTTCTGCGCAGACGCCACAGGCGCCGCCGCGATGGCGGCGACAACGCCAAAAACAGCGAGCAGCCTCATATCCCCTCCAGTAGGTAAAACTGGAGGGGATGGTATCAAACACCCCTCGCTGGCAGCGCCAGCCCAGCCCCCTGGCAGTGCAGTTGCCCTCCTGGCATACGATGGGAGCTTCCACACAAACCATCGCCAGGAGGGCGAAACATGCGGCACCACTTGATCTACCACGGAGAGGTCAATCTCCATGGGGTGACTAACCTGGAGAAGGCAATCACTGCATCCGTGAACTCCGGTGCTTCTGAGATAGTTGTCAGCATCTGCAGCGGAGGAGGTGATGTGATGGCTGGCATCGGCGCATACAACTTCATCCGCATGCAACCTATACCCGTCAAGACCTACGCCTTCGGCTACTGCGGCTCCATAGCTGCGACCGTTTTCATGGCTGGCTCTGAGAGAATTTCCTCAACCGTGAACAGCTTTGCACTGCATGCGGCGAGCTACTCAGAAGGCCCCATGAAGGACCAGATCTCTCCGAATACGAAACTCATCTCCATGCCCTTTGAGGCGATTTCGGGATGGGACCCCGCAGCGACGGAAAAGTACTTTGGATCTATCGAAACAAGTCACTTATCTGCATCAGAGTCGCTGTCACTTGGGATTTCCACGTCGATTCAAGACATCCGCTTCGAGCAAGGGGATGTCGTTACGCACATCTCCGTTCTGACCGGTCCGCCTGAGCCACAGCCGGCTTCCCCCAAGCGGCTCTCCGAACTCCTAGCGTCATGCGCGCTCGCTTGGAGCGCTTCCGTCATAGCGACGCCACGAGGATGAAGTTCCGTCCCAACGCTGTAGCAGCCGGGCGACTTGCTCGTTGAGTTGGGCGATCCTGTCGGCCTGCTCTTTGCGCTGTTGCCTCGACGCGCGCATCTCGTGCAGAAGTTCGCCAACCATGGCAAGAACCTCAGGCCAAGGGTTGAACAGGGTCGGCACGATGGCTTCCCCGGGGTGCTCCTTGGCGAGCATGTCGCCCACGGCGAACTTCGGGATGTCTGCCGCGCCGGCTGCGGCCAGCCAGTCGGCCAGGTCCGCCAGCGTGAGCCCGGCCGCGCCAACCTCGCGCAGGAAGCCGGCGAGGTCGCCGCTCCGGGCGTACTTGGCATCGATCTCGGCCAGGCGCGCAGAGGTGGCCGCCTGCTTGGCAGACGCTGCTGCCGCGCGGGCATTGTCTGCTGCAGCGTTTTCATGGGGGTCCATAGTTCCTCCGGAAATTCAAAGGCCGCCCTCGGCGGCTTTACTCTTCACGCATGGCGGCCAGGGCCTCCGACTCCATCACGCGGATGTCCGAGAACAGCGCGTCATAGTCCTCTTCGTCCAGGCCCATGCGGTCCAGCTCGTGCTGCAGCGGGATGTAGTCGAGGGAGACCGGGCCGCTCATGGTGTAGCGCCACTGGCTGCCGACCTTGCACCACAGCTTGTAGGCCGGGAAGTTCTCGGGCCATATCTCCACAGGCTGCTGCTCCGCCTCCCAGTCCCGGTACGTCATGCCCCAAAAGCCGAGCTGCTCGGCTGTCGGGGGCTTGCGGTAGATGGCAGCAGCTATGGCCCTCAGTTTCCCAGGCGGCCCGTGGTGCAGAGCTGGCGGTAGCCGTCCCACAGCGCGGCGGGCGCGGCCGGGGCCTGGTCGAACAGCTCGATCAGCGTGTCCTTGCTCAGGGCGGGGAACTCCTCGTTCCAGGCGGCCAGGTACTTGAGCACGTTGTCCGCGTTCACGGCATCGCCGCGCTCGAACATGCCGGCGAAGCTGAATTTGACTTCGTCGCCCTCCTTCTTGACGGCGCCCTCCTGCTGGGCCGTTGCCAGCGCCAGCGTAGCGCCCGCGATCTCGTCCCAGAGGGCGCCGAATTCCTTGCGGGTGCGGTACTTGAACTTGCATTCCAGCTTCGCGCTGGTGCCATCCGGCAGCGGGAATTCGATGATGCCGGAGATGGTCTCGGGGCGCTTACCGAGGATGAACGGAGCGGCCTTGTCAGCCTTCTTTGCAGGAGCGGTCATGGTGATGGTCTTTCAGCAGATGGATGAAAAATGCCCGCGCCCGACTGCCCGCCTCTGCTGAGAGACGAAGCAGCCGGGCCGGTGCAACTGGGGCCGATCAGGCGGCGTAGCGGGTGGTGCGGCCCTGCGGGGCCATGGCGGCGGTCACGGTGTCCACCTGGCCCTTGGTGAGCGAGGGGATCTCGTTCAGGGCGATGTAGCCGTAGAAGTAGTTCACGTTGCCGTTGGGCTTGAGCACCTTCAGAGCGACCAGCAGACGGTCCTCGGAGGCCTTCTTGGTCGCCTTGTAGCCCGGCAGGCTGGGGTCATCGCCGATGGGGATGGTGATGCTGGTAGCCGAGAACCCAGTCGGGATCTGGAACGTGTTCATGCTGGCCAGGGGGGCCACGTCGGCGAACTGCGCTTCGCCGCCCGAGGTGGACGGATTCAGCACCTGCTGGATTTCCTGCCACTTCTTCACGGGCAGGGCCGATGCGGGGACACCGCCGCCCGAGGTAAAACGGGCTGTATTGGAGGTGTCCAGTCCTTCGATCTCGAAGGTGCCCGCGGCCGTGTTTGCGACGCGGTACACGCGGTTGTTCGCGTCGTCCCAGCCTGCGGTCAGGATGAACTCCTTGCCGTTGGCCATGCCGTGGCCCGCTGCCGTGGCGACCGCTGCTGTCGCATTGCTGATGGCGGTGATCGGGATAACTGCGTCGTATTCGGTGGAAATGAACAGCTTCGAGCCGTCCGGAACGCTATATGCCATGATGGGCCTTTCGGAAATGAAAAACCCGCCGAAGCGGGTATGAGGTTGCGCCCGAGCGGGCAAGAAAACCGCCAGGCGGCGGAACTGGTCAGGGGGCTATCGGGCGCCCCAGATGGTGTAGGTCTGCAAGTAGCCCGGCGTCTCGTCGCCGTCGCCGTAGGCCCCGATGGGCTCGGAGACTGGGCGCGCGATCAGCTGAGGCATCGCGGCACGCAGGGCGGCCTCGATGGTCTGCATCAGCGAAAAGGCCTTGAGCGGCGTGCTGTCCCAGGTGTTGATCTGGATCTGCACGTTGCGCTTGTCGGCCACGGTGTTGTCCAGCCACTCCAGCGGATCGCCGCCGATGTGCTGCCATGTCACGTAGGGCTGCTGGGTGCCGAATGGCGCCGTGCCGACATGCACGCGCGGGCACGCTGCCAGCAGCACGGCCATGAGGTCAGATTCAAGCGCCACCGTAGGCCCCCTGTTCAAACAGCCGGCGCCACAGCTCGGCCTGGGCTGCTTTCTGGGCCTCAGGTAGTGAGCTGGCCGCGCTGCGCACGAAGGCCTTGCCGGGCACCTGCTTCGGGCTCGGAAGAGTCACGTAGTAGGCGTCCTTCTGGGCTTGGCTGGCGCGGCGGGGTGGAGGTGGATTCCCGTCCATGCCGGGCCGCACCATGGGCCGCACCTGGCCGTCGTTGGTCTGGTAGTAGCGGTATCGCTGCAGGTAGCCGAACTCCACCAGATGCCCGTGCGGCGCCTTCTTGTGATTCCAGCTGATGTGGTACTCCGCCCTCTTCCCGTCCTCCGACTTCTCGTCGCTGAAGTACTGGTAGATGGAGCGGTCAAGGTTGCCAGTCACGCGGCCCAGCCCCTGCACGTTGAGCTTGACGCGCTCGTAGATCACCTGCGCACCGGCCTGGGCCATGGGCCGGATGGCCGCCTCCACACCGGACTCCAGTGCGTTGAGCATGTCATCCACAGCGCTCAGGTCGAGCTCCATGCCGAAGGAGCTGCCACCGGTCAGGACCTTGCGGCGGCCATCCCGGCCCGGATTGGATAGGGTGCGCCTTGCCATTCAATCCTCCTTCAGGACTTGCCCTGGATGAGCTTGCACACGAGGTCCATGTACTCCCGGGTCGGGCCCGGCAGCACTGCCTCGATGTTGTAGATGGCCGAGCCGAACAGCACGCGCATGCCGGCGTCCAGGCCGGCGCGGCGCCGGATGCGGATGCTCGCGCGCACGATGGACACCTCAGCGTCCGCCTTGATAGTGCCCAGGCCAGATTTGTGCAGCACGCTGGCTGCGATGCGGCCCGGGGAGATGTTCTCCCAGCCTTCAGGCAGCGGAGTGCCCCAGTCATCCGCGCCGCCTGTTTTGCGCTGGATGTGGATGCGGTCCTTGAGAGTGCCGGCCTGCATGTCACACCCCCAGGCCGACCCGGTGCGGGTACAGCAGGGAATGCGCACCCATCGGCAGCTTGTTGGCAGCCGTGGACACAACATCCTCCCGGTTGGCGTACAGGTGCCCGAGGATGAGCAGGATCGCCGCCCGCACAGCGGGATTGATCACCATGGGCATGGCCTCCTCCGGCTCACCAGCAGCATCGAGATCCGCCTGCGTGCCGTAGACGCTCCGGTTCAGGAAGTCGCTGGCCGCCGTCTCGGCCGCGCCGATGTAGAGCTCGATCAGAGCATCCTCATCATCGACATCGACACGCAGGTGCAGCTTTGCCGTCGGCAGGTCGATCAGGCTCACTTTTTGCCTCGCGCCGGCTTCGGGGCGGCTGCAGGCGCCTGGTCAGCAGCGCCAGCGTCTGCCGCCTTGGTCTGCTCGACCTCGGCAGGCTGCTGAACGTCGGCGGGCTGCTCCTGGGACACCGACTCGGACACCTGGTCAGCAGCGCCAGCGTCGATCAGCTGCCGGCCTCGGCTGCTGTCCATGCACGCGACCATGCCGGCGCGCGGGTCCGGCTTTTTGAACTTGATGAGCATGGCTCTCTCCTGGTGGAGATGGGCAGGCCCGCCGAAGCGGGCCCAGCCATCAGGTGATGTTGCCGAAGTCGCCGTAGATGAAGGCTTCGGGGCGATACACGGCCAGGGCCAGACGCTCTTCAGCCAGGACGGTGACCAAGTTCTTCACGAAGTCGTCTTCGTTCTCGGTGGCCACCTCGACACGCGCTTGCCAGCGGTCGAACAGCTGCGCGCCCAGCTTGAAGGCGCCCGCCAGGAACTTGTCCACCGTGATGGCCTGGGTGGTGACCACCGGGCGGTTCCACAACGAGGCGCCGATGATGCCCTGCGGGTTGCCTATGATGTAGCGGCCCGTGGTGTCCTTCAGCAGCTCGATACGCGCCCAGTCGATGGGATTCATCACCACGCCCGTGGACGGGAACTCGGCCAGCTCAGCCTGAAGGAATGCCAGGCGGATGTTGTCGATGTTCGTCTCGGTGCCGGCCGGGTCGAACGGCGCAGAGAAGGCCGTGGCCTGCGGGATGATGCCCAGCAGGTTCTGGCCGGTGCCGTCGCCGTTCAGCAGCTGCTGCTCTTCCTTGAAGGCCAGGCCGTAGCGCAGGCGGCCATCGATCAGGCTAGCCAGCTGCGAAGCGTCGCTCAGGATCTGGCGCGATGCCTTCATGTAGTGGGCGATCACCTTTGCGGTCGTGCTCACCAGGTCGAACTTCATGCTGGACTCGGGCTTCTTGGCGCCCTCGGCCACCATGCCGGCGTTGTTGGTGAAGCCCGTTTCCTTCACGTACTCCAGGGCGTTGCCGTCCATGTTGCCGGGGGTGATCAGGTCGCGTACGGTCATGCGGCGCTGCGGCAGGGCCAGCACGCCAGGCAGGCGCGTCGTCTGCACCAGATCGCCAGCTGCACCGTCGGTGTCGGTGGTCACGCTGGTGATGGCCGCCTTGATGGTCATGTCGGCGCGGCCACGGGGGGTGGTCTCTCCAAGGAAGGACTTGACCTTTTCGTTGTTCACGAACTGCTGGCCCAGCGACTGGTGCTGCACATCGCCGCCAGCGCCGTTGGCCTCCAGCTTCGCCAGCAGCTGCTGCGCGCCCTGCAGGCTGGCCTGCAGTTCGCCCTGCTTGAGCAGCAGGTCATCGACCTGGCGACGGGTTTCGGCGCTGAGCTCCGCGTTCTTCGCGGCCGACTCGGCGTGCGTCTTGAGCTGATCGCCCACCGTCTTCAGGCTGGCATTGATCTGCTTGATGTCGTCATCGATTTGAGGCATGGGATGCCCTTTCAAAGGAGGATAGAGGTGAGGGATGCGGCCAGAGCCGCCGTACTGCTGATGTCGGCCGCAGGGCCGCGCTCGGCGGGATCTCCCTCGCCGCTGCCAGCGGGATCACCCACGCTGGACTTGAAATCGCTGATGAGGCGCATGGCCTCGCTCTTGGGCATGCCGCTGTTGCGCAATGCAGCCTCCAGACGGCGCACCGCCGAGGCGCTGGCGTTGCCGCCGCCCTTGCCTACTTGGTCGGAGGCAAGCAGCTCGTCTGCGAAGCCCTGCTCCACGGCCGCCGCGCCGCCGATCCAGGACTCGGAGTCCATGAGCTTGGCGATGGCCTTGGCTTCCAGGCCCGTGCGAGACGCGTAGATGTCGCCCATGGCGGCATCGAAGGGCTCCAGCCAGGCGGCCAGCTCGCGCAGGTCGTTGCGGTTGCCCATGGCGACAACCCAAGCGTTGTGGATCATCAGGAAGCCTGCACGGGCAATCTGCACCGTGTCGCCGGCCATGGCAATCACAGAGCCCGCCGACGCGGCCAGCCCCAGGATCTTGACGTTCACCTCGCCTTCGTGCTCGCGCAGGAGGTTGTAGATGGCCAGGCCCTCGAACATGTCGCCTCCTGGGCTGTTGATGTTGACGGTCACCGGGCCTTTGCCCAGGCCGCGCAGCGCGCCGGCTACGCGCTTGGCTGTGACGCCCTCCCCCGTCCAGGGGTCGTAGCCGATGGCGTCATAGATGCTGATGGAGCGCTCTTCGTCGCGATCAGCTGCGCGAACCTCGGGACTCCAGCGCTCCATAGCGCGCGGGAGGATTTCGCTGCGCAGGCTAGCGCTCGGCCGACCCATCGGGGCCACCGGCAAGTTCTTCATGCTCATGGTTCAGCCTTTCTGCGGCTCTTCGTTGAAGCCCAGGAACGCGCGGAACGCGGCCCGGGCCTGGTTTGCTTGGTCTGCGCCGCCTTCCTGGCCCAGGGCGTCGAGGGTCGTCATGGCCGACTGGACCGTCAGCACAGCGGCGTTGCCGCCCATCGGCTCCCGGTCTTCCAACTCGCGCACTTCGTCGCGGGTCAAGATCCCGTTGTTGACCATCGCGGCATAGAACGCGGCGCGGCCTGCGCTGTCGGCGCGCAAGAGGCCCTCCACGGCGAACTTGGGGTAGAAGCGCGTGCGCTCTGCTGGCGTCATCAAGTCCTTGCTGATGGACTGCTCAATGCGCCGCAGCCATGGCCCCAGCGTGAATGTCAGAAAGCCGATCATCTGCTGCTCGATGCCGGTCCCCCAACTGGTGGACTTCTCTGTATGCCCGACCATCCAGGGCGGGACACGGAACCAGCGGCAGATCGATTCCACGGAGAACGCCCGCGACTCCAGGAGCTGTGCATCAACTGGGTTGATGCCGACAGTCCCGACATCCGTTCCACCCTCCAGCACCGGGGCCTCGCCGCGCTCCACCGAACCCTGGATCTCGGCCTTGAACATCCGCCGTTGATCAGGCTTCAGGAATGCAGCCACCTTGTAGTAGACCGTCGGCAGCATCCCATTTCGGAACGTCTTTGCGGCGGAGCGCTCGGCGGCCATCGCCGAGCCGAACACCTTGGCGCCGTATGCGATCACCGACACGCCGGTTTCGCCATCGAGCGTGAAGCCTGGCACGTTCCAGATCCGCGATGCCGGGATCTCCCGGGGCGTGCCGTCGGCTCGCGGGTACTGGTAGATCTTTCGGCCATTGATGTCGCGGGTGATGACCAGCTTGTTCGGGTCCAGGAAGGCCAGGCCCACCAGCTGCGTGCCGACATAGAGTTTTTCCGCTCGCCCGTTCCCGCGCAACAGCATCGAGGCCACCAGGGCCTCCCAGAACACCGATGCGGTCGAGTCCGCGTTCGGCTGGTCGTGGATGATGAAGTGCAGCGGGTGATGGCTTGCCAGGCGCTTGCCTGCCGAGGTCTTCTCATGGATCGACAGTGGCAGCGTGGCGATGGTTTCGGAGATGAGGCGCACGCAGCTCCAAACTGCATCCACCTGCATCACCGCCTTGGGAGTGACATCCACCCCCGCCTCGCTGTCCATCACGCGATCCGTGTACAGGTCCTTGTCGCGCAAGCTGAAGGAGCGCACCCAGCCGTCGATGGCCGCGCGCACGCGGCCGACAAGGCCTGTGTTCGTTCGATATTTCATGCCTTGCCCGTCCGTATTGGGTCGCTCAACCAGTCATCCAAGCCACCCATGGCCTCGGGATTGAGAGACATCAGTTGCACCGCGTTGAACAGCGCCATGAGCGGATCGATCTTGGCCGCGCCCGTGCCCGAGCTGCTGGCCTGCTTGGTGATCAACATGGCGTTGCCCTTGGGCTCCACCTTCGCATTGCTGACACACCAGGCCATGAGCGGCTGGCCGCAGTGCTTGAGCACACCCTCGGCCAGCTTGCGCTCGGCCGTCTTGATGGCCCCGCCCAGCTTCCAGCCCTGGCTGATGCCGATGATCTTGTCCTGCGGCACGCCGGCCGCCACCAAGGCTTCCAGCACGCCGCCCACGCCCGCAGGGTCGATGCCCACTCGATCCAGCAACCCGGCCTGCTCCACCTCGGCCACGATGGAGGCCAGTTCCTCCATGTCATCGCCGATGCGCTCGACCAGCACCAGGTCGCCGTCCTTCACGAAGTCCAGCAGCCGCGGCGCTATCTCCTTGCGGCGCTCCAGCACCGAAGGGTGCGCCCAGGCCCTGCACCAGGCGAGCCAGCGGCCAGTCTCCTTGCATCGCCCCACCAGAGCGAAGCCCAGCAAGTCGTCCAGGCCGCCGCCGTCGATACCTGCCGTGATGACCTCGCAGCGAGCCAACAACTCCTGTAGCGTGACCCGCTCGACAGCGCCAGCCCAGAAATCGGCACCAGGCCAACGGCCTGCCCTCAAGCTAATGCCTATCTCAACATTCAGGTGCTTGGCCAGGAACTGCTGGAAACCACCCTCGGTGCTGTTGCGCTGCTCGTCCAGGTTGTTGCGCAGCCATTCCTCGCTCACTGAGCGGCCCAGATTCGGGTTCGTGATGTAGAAGTTCGCCGGATCGAGATAGGCCTGAGCCTCCACCATCGCCTTTGGATACTCGTACATGACGCCCAGGACATGCGGCTTTACCTGAACTCCATCTCGTATGTCGCGCCAGAAGTCCAGCTTCTTCTTGAAGTACCCTGCCGGGGAGTCATCCGACTGGGTGGTCAAGAAGATCACCCACCCCTCATCGCGAGACACTTGGCCGCCGAGCGCCTCCAGGAACATGGCCTCTGCATTGGCCCGCTTGCCGAATAGCCACAATTCATCAACCAGGATGCGGCCGGACTTCTTGCCGGACACCGTGTCGGTATCAGCCGCAACCACCTTCAAGGTATTGCGGTTCACGCGATGCGTGATGGTACGGATGTGGTCCTGGATGTGGAACAGGGCGGAAAGCTCCTCGTCTGCCCGGATCATTCCCGCAGCCGGCTTGAAGCTGTTGTCTGCCACCTCCTTGGTGGGCGCCAGGATCAGATGCTCCTCTTCCTCGCGCCAACACAGGATCAGCGCGGTCAGCATGATCCCTGCGGCGATGGTCGATTTGGTGTTTTTCTTGCTGATCAGCAGTCCATACTCACGGATCAGTTGCTTCCCAGTCTCTGGATCGCACGCTCCGAAGATGGCGCGAACGAAGTCGAATACCCACTCCGCCGAGCACTCACCGAAAGTTGGCCGCCCTGGAAGATCCACAACCTTCAACTCCTTGAAGATCGCGAGGGCCTGTTCCGCGGAGTCTTTGAAGATGGGCGGCGGGATGATGGACTTCCGCCGCACCAACCGATCCTCCCAGTCAATGCACGAAGTTGTCCAAGTCATAGTTCGCAAACGAAAAAGCCCCGACTGCAATGCAATCGAGGCTTTGAATTGAGGCGGGACTCGAACCCGCGCGCTACGCTTCGTTAAGGCGTTGCTCTATCCAACTGAGCTACTCAGGCAAGTAGATTGTACCACAGAACAACGCCTCAAACCGACTTTCCCCCTGCAACTACAAGTTTTGGCGGCGCTGCAGGAGCGAACCGACTGGCCACCTTTTTGGCGGCATCCGCCTGCTGCTCCTTTTTGCCGCCCTCGCCCTTTTTGGCGAACTCGAAGGGCATCAGCGCCTTGGCCGCGTCAATCCGCAGCTTCGGCTCCAGCATCTTGTCGTTCATGGCCGCCAACAGGAAGGCTCGGGGGTCTCGGTGGGACAGCGCCAGGCTCAAGTCGAAACCGCCAGCGGGCGGCTCCGCGCCAGCTGCTGCAGGCGGTGCCGCGCTGACCGCCTTGGCCTTGCGCTGCAGGTGCGCCAGCACATCCTTGTCCTTGGCCAACCGCGATCCAGCCGCCGAAGCGGAAGCCGCGCTGTACCCAGCGGCCAGCGCCGCCATCTTGTTCGACTTGCCCGCCAACAAGGCCTCGGCGAACAGCCGCTTCTTGCCTGTCAGCGCCATCGCAAACCCCTTCCAGTCTTTAACATCCCTTTAACATCTGGCGCGCGTTAAAAATCGCGCAAACCCAGCACTGGCGCGGCCTGCAGCCGTGTTAACGGGCGGGACGGACCTTTAACATCTTTTCCCACGGGGGAAATTTTCTGCGCGTGCGGAACAGGGCGGTCTAGGCCGGCGAGGGCTCCAGACTTTGCCCCACCCCCTCCCCCTGACCGCGCCGGCAATGCCTCTGGATCGTGTCAGACGGCCTCAGGCAGCGCCAGCACCGAGACGGGATAGATCCAGCGCCCGCAGCAGCTTCTGCACCTCCTGGACGCTCTGCTGGCATTCGATGGTCTTGCCGTGCATCGTCACGATGTACGACCGGATGCCATGCCACTGGCTGGATGTTCCGGCCTCGCTCACCCGGACGATGCCATCAGGGTTGAGCAGATGTCTGTGACCATTGCAGTCTGTGACTTCGATCATTGCCTCTGCTCCTCGCGTTGCTTGTCCCTGCTGTGGTGGGTGGCGCACAGCGGCTGCCAGTTGCTGCGCCGCCAGAACAGCGACTGATCCCCGCGATGCGGGGTGATGTGGTCAACGACCGTAGCCGCCTCGACCCTGCCCTGCGCCTGGCACATGAGGCACAGCGGGTGCTCGCGCAGGAACTGCTCGCGGGCCTTCTGCCACTTGTAGCCGTAGCCGCGCTGCGCTGCCGTCTGGTCGCTGGTGCGCCAGCTGCCGGCCTGCATCGTCTGCACACGGCGGGTGTCGAGCAGCGGCACAGAGCTCTTGAGGGTCTGGAGCCTGGCCATCAGCTCCTCGCCACGCCCTCGGACTTGAGGGCGTTGAACTCATCGCGGCTCACCTTGCGCTCCACGATCTCAGCAGCCACGAAGCTGAGATCCACGACGCCGGCCAGCATCCCGCCGCTGCGCGGGGTTTCGAGCTTCAGCACCTGGCCGATGGGATGGCCGTTCACGAAGATCAGGCGGTGGACGCCATCGTGGAGGATCTCCACCTTCTGGCCCAAGTCGCGCGCCTGGGCCCTGGCCTGCGTCGGGATGATTCGGTCTACGTCATCTTCGAGATGGCGGTAAACAACGCCTTCGGCTTCTTCAGTCTGGGACATGTGGATATCCTTGATGGCGGGATAGGTACCGCCACGCAAGCCTTGCACCCCATGCGCTATGCATGCTTTGCCGGGTACACCTGGTGGCGGCGGAAACTGATTCAGCTGTCACACACTACGATGCGTATCGGCAGCTAATGAAGCCGACAACCCACTCATCAAGGAGCGCGCTATGGCATCAAGAGAAACTGTTCGATACGGATTGGGGTGCGAAGCCTGCGGACAAAAAGGCACCGTCACCGTTACCGAGAACAACCACCCATTCATGAGCAGCGTTGATCTACGGGTTAAACAGGTAGAAGGAGAATTCGCAGCAAAGGAGCACGGCGACAGCAAAATCGCCGTCACGTGCCTGAAGTGCAACGCGCAATACGTTTTTTAGCGGCAGACACCCTCCTGGCATACGATGGGAGCTTCCACACAAACCAGCCAGGAGGACCAAATGCCGCAGCCCAATGACTTCGGCCTCGACCTTGCATCGCGTCTTGCCATGCATGAGATGCTTTTGCAAAGACTGTTCGTGGAGTACATGCGACGACAGCCGAACGCAGATGAAGCACTCGCCGAACTCCGGCAGAGCCTCATGAGCAACTTCGAGCCAGATCTGCTGAATGCAGGAAAAGCCAACCTGTCAGCCCTGCAGACCGCGTGGGTCCAACAACAAAGCCTTCACGGCAAGGAGTTGGCAGCACGCTTCATCACCAAGGTCGCAGCGGGGGTTGAGCAGCGCAGCGAATAGGGCCCCTTCGGACTTATGGCCAATGCCACAGGGGGAATGCCGTTCTCTGTACTCCAGCGCCGCGACAGCTCACGGAGGAGTTCCCGCCCCATCACGCCACTCAGGGGCGGCCCCGGCTGGATCGGGGAGCCAACGAAAAAGCCCCGACCGCGTGAACAGTCAGGGCTTCAAAAAAGGTGCAGTCCGTGTTTGGCCTCGGCAGCTTAAGGCGGCTTCCGCTCAATCCCGTGCGGGGCCAGCATCGGCAACTCCCATCAAGTGGGCGCGGATGAAGGTCCGGCAGGGGCATGCATCTTCCACCACCACGTCTCGCCCCGAACGGACTGCGAAGCCATCATACCCAATGGTCCGCTCCAGAGGCTAGAGCTCAACGAAAAAGCCCGCAAGGCGTGAACCGTGCGGGCTTTTTCTTTGGGCGCATTGGCGCCCAGGGGAGCTCTCAACTTGAGCTATCGACGCACCGCCACCTCCGTCCAGGGATGCCACGATTCCTATGCGTCTTCGCTCAATCGATATGGCGAACGATACCTGAAAATAAGGACTTGTACAACCCTTTTTTTATGAGCAGTGCGGCAACTTGCACCGCTGCCGCCGCTGGTGTCGAGTGGTCGGCCGACTCGAAGATCAAGCCCTCACGCTTTACCGTGCAGCGCCAGGCTCCATCACGGCAGACAGAAAGCACCTCCCAACCCGCGCGGCCCATTGCCCGCTCAACCTGCAGGCCGTTGGTGGGGTTGTGTGCTGGCCTGATCTGCTGGGCGAGCAACTCATGATGTGCCTGCTCCCGGCTGGGCCGACCCTCCAAGTGCCGCCACGCATTGCAGTCGCGGCATTCGGCAAAGAGCTCATAGGGGGTACGCACCACCTTGAAGTTGGGGTGCATGCACTGTCCAAGCATGTGTTCATTGACAAGTTGCTCATCCGCAGAAGCACGTCCGTCTTGATATTGCATTTCGGTTCTAAACCTTTCTCGCCAGGAGCATCTGGCGGCTGTCTGTCAAAAGCCGGCCGAGTTCGACCAAGCTGGTGCCAATGATTTGGCAAACCCGTTTGGGAGCCATCCAGGGTTTTACATAGATCCAGTTCAGTGCGCTCCTGTGTTGCAGCGGAAGATGGATCACGGCGGCATGTATGCGGGCGGCATCCAGGTGGTCGATCTGCAGTTGCTGCCGCTGCCTGGCCTCTCGGGCCTGGGCGCGGTCCATGGGCTCGGGCGAGACCATGCGGAACATCGGCGATATCTCACGGGCTACAGAGCCGTGGCACCAGCGGCCCCAGTTCGCAAGGCGCGCGTCAATTTGCCTATGCTCCTTGGGCACGGCATTGAAGTCGATATAGGTCCTGCTCATTCTTTCCTTGGGTCAGTGAGAGACGGATCAGCCGCGGCGCTTGTTAAGGGTCTGCCGAACCTTTTCCGCCAGTGCGCCGCACAGATCTCGGGTGCCGAAGGCGATGGGCACGTAGTCCATGCGGCGGTCTTCGACATAGGCTCGGCGGTTATGGGTCAGCATGCTGCTGACTGGTTCGATATGCATCGCGCATTGGCTCTGGCTCCACAGGAGCACATGGCAGTTCTCAAGACTGGTGATGGCGCGCTCAGGATTGGTCAGCGAATTCATCTCTTGGCTCCTGGGTTGAAAATGGGACATAGCTGATGGCGCGACGCCGGTTGTTCGTGGCGAACTGCTGGGCGGCCTTGTTGAACCAGAGGTACTGGCTGTAGTGCTGCACATCGCCGTTGCGCTGCTTCTGCAGCTCCAGCTTGGCGTCTGGCTTGTCGGGGTCATGGTTGGGGTCGTTCTCGTCCTTGCGTGCGCTCCAGACCGTGAACACGTTGTCGGCTCCGTCGGTGATCTTGGAAGAGCCGGCAACGTCCAGCTTCCCCGGTCCTTTGGACTCGTCCGCACCCTTGCGGGGGTGGGCGACCAGGTGGACATGCACGCCATTGCGGCGCGCGAAGTCGCAGATCTTGCGGACGGCCTCTTTCTGAGCTGTCATGCTGCCCGGCCCGTCCTCTGGGACGTCCGTCATCATCAAGCTGTCGATCACGAAGTGACGCATGCCGTAACGCTTGGAGCCATACAGGAACACAGCCAGAAGACGGTCGATGCCTGCGCTGCCCACCACGTTGAAGAACCATTGCTTGTCGTGCAGCCAGGCTCCGATGGCGTCGATGTAGGGCATGCTGGGACGGTCCAGGCCCGCCGCCTGCTTGACCGTGCGCTTGAGCTGGCGTTCGGGTGTCATCTCGCCGGAGAACACCATCACGCGGTCGCCCTGCTGCATCAGCCCCAGCAGCACCTGGGACAGCATCAAGCTCTTGCCATGGCCGTTGTAGCCGGTCCAGACGGTGACCTCGCCGGAGCGGAACTCGAACCAGTCCAGATCCTTGTCGAGGCGCAGCACTGGGTCGCCTGCGTCATCGTGGGCCGGATAGAACATCGACTTCACGCGGTTGATGAAGTCGCTGGCCTGGCGCATCTCCTCGGGGTCCAGGGTCTTCGCCTCCTTGGTGGCGTGCCAAAAGTCCTCGCCGCAAGCGCCCTTCTGCAGGAACTCGTTCGCATCCTTCTCGGGGAGCGTGACCAGCTTGCAGCGCTCCAGGCCCAGGCGGCGGACGATCTCCTGCGCCCCGGCCTTGCCAGCCTCGTCGCTGTCGAAAAAGATCAGGATCTCGCTGAAGCAATCCAGGCGCTCCCAGTCGTTCTCCAGCCACTGGTGATTGCCAGCGCCAGCATTGACCGACAGGGCAGGAATGCCGACCTGGTGCAGCGTCATGGCATCGATCTCGCCCTCGGTGATCGCCACGGTGCGGGCCTTGGGGTCGATCAGGTGCCACCCGAAGAGGCAAGGCTCTGCCCCGCCCTCCTGCCGCATGTCCCGCTTCTCCGCGATGTTGCGGTACTTGACGTTGACCAGCTCACCGTCGCGCAGGTACGGGAACACGGCGTAGGTCTTGCCGCCGCGGATCTGCTCAGCCACCCGGAAGGCAGCGATTGTCTCGTCGGTGATCCCCCGGCCGTTGAGCCATTCTTTGACCCCGGCCTTGGCGGTCTGGCACTGCGGCTTTGCCGGCCGCTTGAAGGTCTTCTTCTCGCGCTCAGGCATCACTTCGCGGATGCCCAGGTACTCCTTGGCCTCGCGGATGGCTTCGCCGATGGACTGGCTGCGGCAGGCGGCCCACAGGTCCAGCAGATCGCCCGCGTCTCCTGAGGCGAAGTCCTTCCACACGCCGGCCTTGGCGCCGGTCAGGCGAACGGACAGGGACTGGCCCTCTTCGCCATTCACGCTGCCAGCCACCCACTCGCCGGCCTTGCGCTTGCCGTTGGGCAGCAGGTGCTGGGCAATGGCCGCAGCGTCGGACGCCATGCGCTGGCTGAGTTCTGCAGCGTTCACTCAGGCACCTCCATGCGACGACCGTCGCGGAAGAGGTGGGCGTTGTGGGCGTAGCAGCGCTCGTTCTCGGCCTCCCAGCGGTTCTCGAACCCAGCCTGCAGAGCCCATTGCGGCCGGCTCTCGCTGTCACCTCCCTGCGCCGCGCCCTCCCCGTCGTTCCATCGACCCTCGTTGAGCCACGTCGAAGGGTGAGGGATGTACTGGCCACCGTCTCGCTGCCACTGGGTGGACTTGGCCTGCACCGCAACGGCCGCCAGCATCTTCGCCAGCAGATCGGCATCGGGCTTGCGCTTGGCAAAGGCCTTGCGAGCCGCATCCTTGCCGACCTTGCGGGGGTATGCCGACCAGAACTCGCCGAAGCCATCTGGCTCGTCGGCAGCATCGCTCCGACGCTGCCACCCCCGGGTGGGGGGTTGGGGGGTATTGTCTTTATCTTCTCTTCTCTTCTCTTCTCTAGGTGACGGCCTCGTAACGCCATCTGCGTTACTTTCGCCGTTACTAGAAGCGTTACTTCGGTGAGTTGCCGCCCTTTTGGCGCCCTGAGCACGGCTTTTTGCCGTCGCACCGTTGTGCTTGTCGAAATTGGCCAGCGAGATACCGTCTTCCGTGACCACGATCCAGCCAACCGTCGCAACACATTCAGTGAAGCCAGTAACGCCGAGCACACGATCCAACAGCGTTGGCGTAACGCCAACAGCGTTACCGTCAGTGGTGTGCTGATCGAACCAGCGAAACAGGCGCATCAGCTTGCCCACGGTCAAATCCGGGTCGTCCCAACCCATCTTCGCCGTGATAGCCAGCGTCTCCGGCTTCTCTGGCAGGCTGTTATCGAATTTGATCCATTCGCCAGCCATTCCTACTCCTTCGCCTCCAGTGCGCTGTCCAGGGGCAATGGCACAACCCAGAGCGTGCCGTGCTCGTAGATCTCCACATACCAGCCACGAGCCACGCACCAGGCCTCAAACCCCTTGTGGATGTAGCCGTCATAGGCTTCGTCATCCAGGTAGATGGACGGGCCTATGCAATAGCCGGGCTTGATCTCAGCCTCGCCGGAGACCACAGCGCCCATCTGGGTCGGATTGCTCGACCAACTGCGCAGGGACTGGGCCTTGGCGCCTGGGAAGTGAGCATTGAGATCCGCGATCAGGGCTGCTTCGTCTATGAGAGTTTTCGTTGGCATGTGTCCACCACTTAGAGGGGAGCACCACAAGAAGAAAGCCAACGGCCGGCAGGTGGTGGAACTGCTGTGCGGGAGCGACCCTGGCCGTCGGCGAAAAGCGTCAGGGGATGGCCGGCGCGCGTTGGGGCTTGCCTGCGGCGTTGACAGCGCGGGCTGCCTGGCGCAGCTTGCGCAGCACCTCCTCGGCCTCGGCGATCTCGCGCTCGATCTGCGCCAGCTCGTTGTCCGAGATCACGCCGTCCTGCATGGCCTCGATCACCGCGCTGGTGATGTGAGAGGTCTCGACAACCAGCTTCGATACCTTGTCTACGGGGCTAGCCACCACAGGTCCGGCACCATCGATCGGCTCGAAGCGCCCGCCGCATTCCTGGGCGACGTAGCTGGCCAGGTCGTAGCAATGAGGGGTCTTCAGTTCGCAGCACATCGCTGCGATGGCGATGCCGTCGGCCAGGCCCAGCTTGTGGGAAGCAATGCCCGAAAGCTCTTTGCGCACCGAGTCATCGGACTTGCCGGGGAACAGGCGGGCGATCAGGGCTGCGCGTGCTCCGGGGTAGTGGTGAGCGCTGCGGCTCACGCAATCAACTGCACTCATGTCCTGCTCCTCAAGTTTTGGACATAGACGGGAAAGAGGGGAAAGCCGAACATCACGGCAATGCAAACAAACACCACACCAAAGGGAGCCGCCATGAACCTCAGCACGCAGCCTTTCCACGCCAGCACCAGGACCAGCGTCAGCACCAACGTGAACCCGGACACGAGCGCGCGGGAGCAGACGTTGACGACAAGCCAGCTGGAGCTGTCATGGAGGGCGGGGGAGCTGCACATCCGCTGCCGGGCGAGCCGGGTTGTGATGTGCGTGGAGCGCGAGCTGGCGAGTGCGCGCGGTGGGCGAACGAGGGCCTGAGACGGAGACATGATCAGAGCTCGGCAGGTTGGACCGTGACTTGCACAAGCTCCGGCCAGATCTCGTGCCAGTCGCCAGGCCGCAGGTCCGACAAAAGGATCCTTGGATCGGCTGCATTGATCCGGCGCGCAAGGGCCGGGTTTGCAGCCCTCCGTCCAGTGAGAACTTGGTAGAGGTAGGCGGGCGTTGTCCCCGCTCGCACCGCAAGCTCGCGGGCCTCTTGTGGCGTGAGGGCTGGTATGGGCATGCCCCATTCTATAGCACACGCTAAATACAAGACAAGCAAATCATTAGCGCACGCTATTTTCGCAATTGCTATCTTCGAGACATGACGAACGACACGCAGGAATTCAGGATTGAGCGGCTCATCGCTGCATCCAAGAAGGCTGGTAGCGACACAGCGCTTGCGCGCCTGCTGGGCTACAGCAACGGCTCCTTCATCGGTCAGATGAAGAGCCGGCACCGGCCCATCAAAGAGGATTTCGTGGAAAAGCTCGAAGCGCTCCCCGGTTACGCTGGCTGGTTCACCGCGTCATCCGCAGAAGCCGCGGCGCCTGTCAGCATGCCGACAAGTGATCGCGACGACATTCCGCCCGGCTACGTGCGACTTCAGCACCTATCTCCTACGCCATCGATGGGCCATGGGCGAGGCCTCAGCGAGCCCGTTCAAATCATCCGGCACCTTGATGTGCTGGAAAGCTGGGTGCGCCAGAAGGTCGGCAGCACGAACTACGACCGCATCAAGATCCTGACAGGCATCGGGCAAAGCATGTTGCCCACGATCCGTGACCACGATCTGGTTTTCGTGGACATGGGCCAGAAGTCAATCGACGTGCCAGGCATCTATGTGCTGGACGTGTGTGACCGCCTGCTGCTGAAGCGCGCTCTGATTCACTCGACAGGAACCTTGGTGCTCCGCAGTGATAACGCAGAAGAGTTTCCAGACGAGGAGCGAATCGACCTACGCACAGCTGCCGATAGCATCAATGTCGCGGGCCGCGTGAAGGCTTGGTGGACGCTACATCAGGGGTAAGGCACCGCTTGTTGCTGGCTTATGACACAAGGAGAGAGGGATGAAGAAGGTTTTGCTCCGAATCGCAATGGCCTCTGCGGCCGCAACCCTGTTGGCAGGTTGCACGTCGCCGCCGAAAATCAATACCCCCTCCGGGCAACCAGAGGTTGTCATACGAGGCGCGACTAAAAAACAGATCGCGGATCGGATTGCTGGTAACGCACTCGCAACTGGTGCGCAGATAAAATCTGTAAACGAGTACGCTGTAGTTATCGGAAAACGCGCCACGAATGACTTTGCTTCCCAACTACTCTATGGAAGCCGTTATGACGGAGTACCGGAATATAGAGTCCACTTCGGCTTAGTGGATGTGCCGAATGGAGTGAGAGTCTTCTCTCGCGCCGAGATCGTTACGAACCCCGGTTCGGCGTTTGAGCGAGTAACCGATGCAACTCCGTCAGAAGCCACCAAGATTCAGGCTGGCCTAGAAAATCTTGCAAACAATTTTCGAGGCTCTTCTATTGGACCTATACAAGATGCACCGAGCTCTTCTGCAACCATCAGTCCCGAGGCTCCCGTCCCAAGTCGAAAAACCGCTGTAAAGCAAGGAAAGGATTCCCCATCAGTTGAGCGTTTGGCTCGCGATCAGTCCTGTAACGCACAACCCATAGCAACTCTACTTTCCAAAGGCCCGGGCTATGAAAACTACTCTGTAGCCTGCACGAATGGTGACACGCTCATGTACAGGTGCGAGTTCGGCAACTGTCGCGCGCTGAAGTAGACGCGGGCTGAGCGCAAGGCCGACGCCGCGAGGTTGTAGGCTGCTGTTCAGCAGGCTCTGGCCATGGATCTCTGAGGCCAACAAAGGAGAGAGGGATGAAGAGGGTTTTGACCCTTTCTGAAAATCTCCACAAGTCATCCCGCATTCTGCGAACTGCAGAGTGATCAAATAGGCCGAGAGTTTACCTTTAAGCAATTGACAAGGAAAACACAATGTCATTTCAAAGTGAAATACGCCATTCCGAGACAGAAGATTTGTTTGAGAAGGTACGGGATAAGAAATATGGGAAATATCTTCTAAAAATAACAATTGATAAGGCTAGATCATTTTCTGAGAAAACAATAAACTTTGATTTCCCCGTGACGGCTTTGGTTGGGCCTAACGGCGGCGGCAAAACAACTATACTTGGCGCCGCTGCAATAGCATACAAATCCGTTAAACCGGGGAGATTTTTCGCCAAAAGCGGAAGATTTGACGCCAGCATGAAAAACTGGAAATTCGAATACGAACTTATCGATAGAGATTCAAAAAAAACAGATTTGATAAGGCGCAGCGCTTCCTTCAGCAATCTAAAGTGGTATCGAGATGGCGCCGCACGAGAGGTTGCTATATTTGGGGTCTCAAGAACTGTTCCTGCTACAGAGCGACCCGAGATGAAGCGATTTGCCGCAGGGAAATTTGATGCCAGGGCAGATCAGATCGCAGAGATTCCCAAAGATGCTGCTGAAGCGATAGCGAAAATTCTCGATAAGGATTTCTCGCAGTTTAAGTTCATCAAAATGGATTACCGTGGAAGGGTAACATTACTTGCTGGGCAAACAGCCAAAGGCGACGCATACTCAGAATTCCACTTTGGCGCAGGGGAGTCCAGCATCATAAGAATGATAGTCCAACTGGAAACCATGCCTGACAATTCTTTGATACTGATCGAAGAAATTGAGAATGGACTGCATCCTGTGGCAACAATAAGACTTGTTGAGCACTTGATTGATCTTGCGCGAAGGAAGAAGATTCAAGCCATCTTCACGACGCACTCAAATGATGCATTGGCGCCCCTGCCATCAAAAGCAATCTGGGCATCCGTTAACGGAGAGCTATATCAAGGGAAACTAGATATTTCATCACTCAGGGCGATTAACGGAACAATAGATGCAAGATTGGCGATCTTTGTTGAAGACGAGTTTGCAAAATCTTGGGTGCATGAGATTTTGAGATCGGACCAGGCTATAGCCATGGATGCAATCGGCGTCCATGTAATGGATGGCGACGGGCTGGCTGTTAGAGTTCACACAAACCACAATCTCAATCCCGCAATAAGCACTCCATCTGTCTGCATAATAGACGGGGACTCTGAGCAAAAAGAGGACGAGAACCTATATATATATAGACTGCCTGGAGATAAACCTGAGAGGTACGTGTTTAATAAAATTCTGTCAAACATCGATGATTTGTCTCCTCAGTTGACATTGGCACTGCTTCGCCCATATGAGGAGCATGAGCGCGTTAAGAACATGGTTGTGAGCGCGGCAAACACTACTCGAGACGGTCATATATTTTTCTCGAAGATAGGGAAAGGCCTTGGCTTCATTTCCGAGGCGCGCGTGCGAGAGGCATTCCTGGCCACATGGGCGGCGGCTTACCCCGAAGAGCCACGAGCCCTGCTCGACAAGTTCAGAGGGATGATCCCAGTGGAATCTACGATGACCAACCTGGCGGCAATGTAACTGCAGGCATCGGAAGTGCGCCGAGACCCGTGTTGTTCGCCGGCAACATGATGCTGGAGGGGTGATGCGCAGCCAACTGGCTTTGCTGAGCACCGCCCCTATAAAGGCTCGTTGAAGTCACAGGCAGTCAAGCCCCAGGGTCACGACGCATCAAGATCGCCCAGCCCGGCCGCCCTAATCACAAGCCCCGCGCAACGGGGGCTTTTTCATGGGTCCTACGCGCGCCATAGGGCGGAATCAAGAGTTGTATTACCTGCAGCGATGGACGTGCGCCACAGCGTCGCCCCAACGAGGACCAAACCGGCCACCCGCTCCTTGTAGTGCGATTCCTTGGGATCCATGTCGCTGATGATCCTGGCCAAGACATTCAGAGCCTCGCCTGGCTCAACTCCAGGGCCTGTCTCCGCGAGCGCAATGATTCCATCAATGGTGTTGAGGTGGTGCATGGGTGTCTCCCGAGTGGTGAACCAATGTAGCCACCAGACCTGACCGCTCAAGGTCAGACGCTGCGCCGACCTCCTCAACACAAGCCCCGCGCGACGGGGCTTTTTTGCGTCTGCGTGCTGGGTAGGCATGGGGCCATTTTCCAAAATCTATAGCATTTGCGAATATTTATCTTGCGCAATTCATAGCATGTGCTAAAGTTCGCCACAACGCACCACCAACCGCCAAGACCTCGGCAAGCGATACGAAGCCGGTAAGCCCAACAGGAAGCAGAGGGCAGGTCCAGGGATGAACTCCCGCCCGCGAGGTGTTGCGAAGGGGTGCCACTGGCATCCATTCCTCAACCTGTTGGAGTGAACGATGAACAGCAAACTCGCCTGCCTCTTCCGCCTGGTGGCCATGCGCCGTCGGGCCGGCGCCCCCCTCCCCCAAGCCTTGAACTGGGCTTTGGGCCTGCTCTGGCGCAATCACCGCGCATCCCAGCGCCAGCACCTGTAATCCGTCACCAGGAAAGTCCATGTCCAAGACTCCCATGTTCCAGCCGCACCCAGATGGCGAGCAGTTCATCGTCAACCTCGCAGGGGTAGTGCTCATTTGCGGCAGCACCATCTTCGGCGATCCGACGGAGACCACTCCCCAGGGCCGCACCAACGCTATGCGCCTGGTCGAGCGCTTCCTGCAGGAGGCCGAGAAGCGCGGCTTCAAGCACACCTCCACCGTGTGGGCGCTCATGCGTCGCAACACGCCCAATCCGCGCTTGGCGAATCTCGTGCAGGAAGCGATGGGCCTGCTCCCGAACGTTGTACAGGCCCAGATCATCGCCAGCACAAAGGCGGCGACCAGCACGCCCACGCCGGCCATTCAACTGGTCACGGCCACGCGGCATCCAGGACAGCATGAGCCCGAGACCAATCCGCACCTACTGCGCCCTGGCCCTGATGGCATCGACCCTCGTTTCTGGGCCGCTGGCAATGAACTGAAGCGCATCGCTGCGGAGGAAGGCGAGGACGCGATCCACAAGCCGGAGCATGCGCACCTGTACGCCAAACTGTTTCGGTACGCACCGAAGGACTTGCGCGCGGAGATGGAAGCCAAGGCCGACGAACTGGGCCTTGTCCCCAAGGCCACGCACGTCAAGGCAGATGGGTCGCCGGTCTACTCGAAGGAGCAACTGGCTGCGGCCCATGGGGTCAGCATCGAAGAAGTGGACCGCTTTTTCGCACAGGTCGAGATCAATCCCGACGACCTGTACGACGGTCCGGTGTTTCCGATGCAGTGAGGCAACCATGGCGATTTCCCCCACGGTTCAGAGCATTTGCGACCCGATCATTTCGGGTTGCAAGCGAGGACGAAGTTCGGACGCGCGCGGGGTGGTGTTCCGCCACCCCATCAACGCCTTCGTACGCGAAACGTCCGAAGTGGGTTCCGACGAAATTCGTCGGCGCTTGGTGTCAGGCCTTGGGCTTGGGTTTGGTCCTCTTGCTACGAGCTTCGTCGAAGTACTCCTTCACAAAGTTGTACTCCAAATCCCCCGTGCGCTCAGCTTGCTCCTGAATCAGCTTCTTCAAAAAGTCATGCGCGTCGTCTTTGGTCGCATTTATTGCTTCTTCAAGCGCTTTCATCGCATCGGCTGCATCGTCATCTTTTCCGCGCAAAACGTTGAGAGCCTGGGCCATCACAAAAGAAGACTGCATCACCTTGCCTCGCAGTTGCCAGATTTGGCGCGCTTGGTCCAGAACAACGGCATCGGATGCGGAAGCACTGAAGCTTCCCTGAATTCGCTCCACAAGCTCGGCGTTGTAACTCCGGCCGTTCTTCTGCGCCGCCTCATGCACGGTTGCGTGCAGCTCAGGCGGCAGCCGAAGCGCGGTCTTGACAAAGTTCTTCTGATCGATGCTGGTAGCCATGCCTCCATCATAGTCCCTTCCGTAACGTCAACAATTGCCACCATCATGGAAGCATGCCACTATCATGACTCCATGCCTCCATAAAAGAAGCACTTCGATATGAAGCAACATACCCAAAAGGACTACGTGAAGACCGCCCTGCGCTTGCCACCCGATTTGCATGCCGCCCTTCACGAGGCTGCCCGCGAAGGAGCCCGCACCTACAACGGAGAGCTCATTCACCGCCTGAGTTCGACGTTCAAAAAGGGGGCGATGAAGCGGCGATCCATGGACCAAGAGAAGACCCAGAACTAAGCCTTCGGCTACGAAATCCGCTACGACGACATGCACGACCACCACAAGATCGAGTGCAACGAGCAACGAGTTCAAGATCTTTGACAACGAAGAAAGGAAAGCAAGTGAGCAAGCCCATCAACCCCATCCACTCGGAACGCTACGGCAATGAACGCCTGCGGTTCGTTGACCTGCGCGCCATCCCCGAAGACCTCAAGGTGGAGATCCTGCAAGCGGCGCTCGACGTCGCGGGCCTTCACGACAACGGCGAGCTCTACGACCTGCAGGTCAACTCGCCCGAGGCCGATGTGCTGGAGCAGCTCGCAAGCCGCGTGAGCCACATCAGCCGGTTCATGCACGAGGTGGACATCACGCCCAAGACTGAAGGAGTAACCGCATGAGCAACATCACGCCCTACCTGTTCCAGAAGGCAGCCCTGCGAGTAATTGACGACGGCGCCGGTAGCTTTGAGGTCGTTGCCAAGGATGTTGCGGAGGCTCTCGGCTACACATGGCAATCGAATGTCATCGCGCACGTCCCCGAAGAGTGGAAGGGGGTTAAGCCGATTAATACCCCTGGTGGCCCGCAGCAGATGGTGACCCTTCTGGAATCCGGCCTGTACTTCTTCCTGGGGCGTTCGGACAAGCCCGATGCCTTGCCGATGCAGAAATGGGTCAGTGGCGAAGTCCTGCCCAGCATCCGCAAGACTGGAAGCTACAGCCTGGCGCCGCGCTCGCCAGGCGAGATCCTGATGCTTCAGGCGCAAGCCTTCTACCAACTGGAGCAGGCCCAGGCCAAGATCTCCGCCGACATGCAGCGCCTGGAGACCCAGGTCGAGGACTTGGCCGAGTCCCGTGTCTGGGATCAATGCCCGCAGAACTGCGAGCCCATCACAAAGATCCGCACCCGCATGAATCAGCGCTACGGCCTGCCCGATTGGGTGGTGGACACGGTGGTGTGGAAGCTGCCGCTCAGCCCCAAGCCGCACGGCATGGTGCGCAACCATCGCGAAGAGGCCAACGGCTCGCAGTATGCGGTCTACGCCGTGGCTGACATCACGCGCGTGTTTGCCCAGTTCGTGGACGAGTGCGTGCAGGAGACGCCGATGCGCGCCTCACATCGCCACATTGACCGCATCTTCCAGTTGCTGCGCGATGGCAAAAAGCCCCGGGCGCTGAAGGCTCATGCAGAGGACGCCCAGCCGGCTTGATGGGTGTTGCAAATTTGCAAATTTCAAGCCGCCAGTTAAATGAACCGGGATCACGGGCATCGTTGACACCCACAAACCAAGCCATCAACCATATGCAGTATCAACAAGCACCTCCCGCCCAAAAAGCAAAGGGCCAGCAGCTCCAACTGCCAGCCCTTGCCCGAAACCTGCGCAGCTCCAACTGCGCAGAGCTCTTGATCAAAAACCCTTAGCCAGGAATTTAGACCATGACGAATGATGCCACGCCACGCGCGGCAGGGGAAACCCACGCCGGAATCAACCCCAAGACCGGCCGCAATCCCCGCCCCACTCCTACGACCCGCCGAGCAACGCCAGCCCTGCCGGATCCCGTCACAGCCTTTGACCTGCTGGATCGCATCGAAGAGATCGCCAACCATCGCGATAGTCTGATTCAGAGCACGCTGGAGACGCACCTCTACCACGCCAAAATCCATCCCAAGCCCCTCCCCCCGCTGCCGGACTGGGCTGTCGAGCGCCTGAAGGACCAGGGCCGGGCCCACGCTGTGGATGAGGAGTTCCGCAACAAGGTGCGGCTGCTGTCGGACTGGTTGCACTTGGCGGCCGGCGACGGCTCCCAGTACAGGTATGAGGTCTGGACGTCGCGCTGCTCGCGCCTGGCATTCCGGCATGAGTCCTGGGAAGAGGCAGCCGAGGTGCTCAACGAGCTGAAACCGCAGCACCCCGACGCCTTCGTGTGCCGCGTGCATGTGATGATGGCCACGCCGCCTGCAGAGTGCGAGCCCGCGCTCCTGGACACCATGCTCGGCAGGATTGAGCACATCGGCACATGGTTCAACGAGAGTGACACGGGCGGCGACCTGATCGCAGTGCAGGATGCGACCGGGCGCCAGGTCATGGTCGCGGCGGAGATACTGCACCAGCACCCGGTCTATGAACGCCTGGACAAGCGCGGCAAGGACTACGTGGAGTGGTACATGGCGCGCCAGGCCAACAAGGGCACCGAGCCATGACTGCCGTCGCAGAACGCACGGCGCCTGCCCGGCAGCAGCCCAGCCGCGCCATGCCGGCAACAGCTGTAGGGCAGCTGGAGCACCCTGCCCAGGCAGTAGGGATGTTTGGACGGCACATCCTTCTCACTCATCACAGCCTGTTCGGCCACGTCATCGAAGCGGGCGACGTGATCAGCGTGGATTTCGATGCGCGCCGCATCACCTGCGACTCGGACTACCTGATCGCCTTCTTCTACGGCCAGCGCCATCAATGGTTCGGCGTGAGGCGGTTCCATCGGCGCCTGGACGGCTCCCTCGAAATCGCAGACCCCCATGGGCTCGATGCGCTGCAGTGGGGCAAATGCACGCCCGAGATCCTCAACTCCATCACCGTCTTCGGCCGCGTGCTGGAGGTGTTCAAACCAGTCAGCAAAACGAGGTTCCGCCATGGTTGAAGCAGCATGCATTGAGGTCGAAAAGACCGACACCCTGCAGCAGGCCGAAGTGTTGGTCCGCCGTGTGGCGCGGCGCGTATACCACCTTATCCTGCCACTCACGGAAACGAGCTTTCCAGGTCAAGAAGCCATCGACGCGGCTGATGCGCTTCTGATTGACTTGGACAGCACCGATGGGGCATGGAATGGAGAGGGTCCCAGGCCTCCCATGGAAGAGTTTCTCGCTCGCATCGCCGAGCGCCTGACGCAGGCATCCCTGACTTTGGGTGCCGCTGAGACAGATGGCAATGATCCCGTCGCTGCCGCGCGGTGCCTGGTCCGCGAGGCTCTGCCGCTGGCCATCGCTCTACCCGTTGCCTTTCGGACGTGGCGCCTTACTGGGGACTCATCGGCCCTCATCGCGCTGCAAGATGGCCAGCAGCCAGCCAGAGCGCCTGAGGTCGCCGCAAAGCCAGAAGCTGCAGAGGGAAAAGAGCATCACGTACTGAGCGCGATAGCTCTGCAAGCGAGCATCCTCCTGAACCTGCTGGACAGTGCTGGCTGCTCATCCGATCTGGGTGAGGTGCACGACCTGGCCGAGGCCGCAAGGGTGGTCGGCGCTTGCATTGGAAGCCTTGCCGACGGCATGACTGGCGAGATTGCACGCGGCACTCAATACGACTGGCACCAAGCCTGCGAAGCCAGGAGCCCCCTCGATGCCTGAGCAAACCGAAGTCTTCCCTGGCGTGTTGCGCCATGTGGAGTACCGGATGGCCGTGTACGTGGGCCGTGCAAGGCCAACATCATCAAAAAACGAACAAGGAAAACGACATGACGCCAACTGAAGCCATGGAGGCCAAGATCGAGGTGCTGACCTATGCTGTTCAGTCCCTGTGCTTGCAGCTCGGTGGCCGGCTCACGCGCCAGCAATTTGCTGAGCGCATGGGCGTCCACAGGAACACGCTCAGCAATATGCTCGCGCGCGACCGTTCTATGCCCAGGCCTGGGAAGGATGGGAAGTGGCTGCTCTCAGAGGTGATGGATTGGGAGATCCGAAGGCGCCGCCAGGGATAGGCGCATCCAGCCTGTCGGCTATTTGCTCTGCCGTCGGGTTGTAGTAGGTCATGGCCCGCTTTGGGTCAGACCACCCGAACATTTTGCAGAGGTCGAGCAGGTGGAGCTTCTGGGCGATGCGTGTCGCCGCAGTGTGGCGGGAGTCGTGGAAGGTGAATCCTGACAGGCCGGCTCTCTCGCGGCATCGACGGAATATCACGTCCAGGGTCCCCTCGCCTATGCCAAAAACGAACTCGCAGTCGTAGCCGCGCATGCTCTCGACGTTCCGAGCGGCTGACCTGCTCATTGGAACGATTCGGCCTTGCCCCGTCTTCGTCTTGCCCTGGCGCAGAATGCAGTGCGATGGCCTTACGTCTTCCCAGCGGAGATTTGCAATCTCGCCGGCGCGCATCCCAGTCAGCAACGCGTGGATGAAGCAACGGGCAACGACATGCTTCTTTTGGGTCAGCGGGCCATCTGATGACCAGCTCATGGCGCGCAGCATGCATCTCACCTCGAAGTCGGATATGACGCGCTCGCGGTTCATCGGCGCGCTTGGCCTCTTCACATCCGACATGGGGTTGCGCTCGATCCAGTGCCACTCACGTCGAGCCTCTTCCAAGATAGAGCTCAACAGGCCCATCTCACGGATGACCGTTCCATCTTTGACAGCCTTCCTGCGCTCGTTCTTCCAGCCGATTAAGTCTTGCTCATCAAGCTCAGACATCGGCCGGTCACCTGGCCACTTCGGCTGCCTCAGGAAGGCATCAATCCTGAGTAGCTCCCATCTCCAACCTCGCTTCAATGGGGAGACTTCCTCCTTGTACCTCAGCACCGCGTCATTGAGGGTCTTGGTCTCTCCCAGCAGCCGCGCCCCTGCCCTCCCCCCAGCTGCTGCAGCAAGCAACTCAACGCGACGATGTGCAGCCCACTCGTTGCACTCCCGTGCGGTGGGGAACGTTGCGGCATCCCTCACCCCCTTCACGTTGAGCTGTATTCGGTAGGTGCCGGAGGCAGTTTTCTTGGGCTTCGCCATGGTGAAAAGTGGGGGAAATTGGGGGAAAACGTTGTGCAAACATGCATTTCTGCTGCACATGCCGCTCTTTGGAACGATCATAACTTGTTGATTTGTATGACTTTGTGCGACATGCGCACATACCAACACAGCTATTCGGCTCCTTTCTCCGGCACCAAACAAGAAGCCCCTGGTTCGCAAGAGCCAGGGGCTTTTTTCATGCTGCCGCGGGCATACCCCCCTGCGTCCTGCCGGTAGGAGCGCTGCCAGCCCTCTGTCGCGCAACGGCTCGCAGGCAGGGCCGGCCTATGCCATTGCCTCGGGTCGCAGCCGGGACCCGTCATTTGCCGCCTGCGCCGCCTGCAGCCCGTTCGGGCGACATACACGCAGCGGTCCTGCTTCCAACCTCCATCACACGTGACCTGCCGGCGCCGGACGGAAAAAGGGCTGCGGGCCCGTGCACGCGCAGGAACGCTCGGCAGCCGATATGAACTTGATGCCGGCAACGGAGCGTCCCATACAAATACCTATTTCCAGTGATATACCACTTTCCGTGCGTCTCCTATGATCGCGGCTTCCTCTCATTTCAGCGATATTCATTGGAGCAAATGGTATTAATGAAAATGAAAAATCATTTCGACCAAAATCTCACCTGCTTGCATGGTCGATAAACGTTTTCAAAAAACTATTGAAAATGCCTTCTTGAAATAAATAGATAGCCAACAACCATCGCCGTTGGTTATTGACATCCCACCCAATCCCCTGACAGGACGCTCCGGCACGTTTTCCCCGGGGAGACGGGTGCGCCTGCACTGCGGAGAAGCGAATGTTGTCGTCAGTAATTTTTCTTGAAATTTCTTAACAATTCGTAGATATTCGCCCTGTCCGATTGACCCGTCTTTCGTTTTCCCGCTTTCCCACCCAAGCCATGCCATTTTCCGGCCATACCCCACCGCCCGACGTACATGCACAACCGTTTTGCATTACCAGGCAAGACAGGGAAAATCTGCATGGCCACAGGGCATGCGCCATATGGCTCACCGGTCTTTCCGGATCTGGCAAATCGACAATCGCGAATGCGCTGCAGGCTCGGCTGCATGCCGCCGGCAGACGCACCTATGTGCTTGATGGCGACAACATCCGCCAGGGCCTGAACCGCGACCTGGGTTTCTCCAACGAAGACCGTGCAGAGAACATCCGCAGGGTTTCAGAGGTCGCACGGCTGTTCGTGGATGCGGGAACCATCGTGATCGCCGCCTTCATCTCCCCTTTCCGGGCCGAGCGCGATGCTGCGCGGGCCTTGTTCGACAAGGGCGACTTCTTCGAGATCTTCGTGGATGTTCCCCTGTCCGTCGCCGAGCAGCGCGACCCCAAGGGCCTGTACATGAAAGCCCGCCGCGGCGAGCTGCGCCAGTTCACCGGCATCGACTCTCCTTACGAGGTGCCCTCTGCTCCGGACCTGGCCTTGGCCACGCACCAGCTCAGCATCGCTGCCTGCGTCTCGCGCATACAGGCGCTGCTGCAGATGGAGCAGGCGGCCGAACCAGGCCCGGCAGCATGTGGCGTGGTGCCGCTGGTGGACTCACCCCTGCCGCTGGCCAAGGCACTTCAATGAATGCCAGGGCCATCCCGTCTTGCACACCTGCCGACGCATGCGCCGGCGCACCCCTGTTTGCCCGGCTGGAGGCCGAGGTACGGCTGCAGGGGCTGCGGGACGAGGTCGATGCGCTGCTGTCCTCACACTGGTGTGACCATGTGAACCACCGCGGCTACGAAGGGGCATGGCGCGTGGTGCCGCTGCGCTGCCAGCGCCAGCATGTGACGGCCCACCCTCTTCTTCAGAGTTTCTCCATCGAGGCGCCTGACGAAGAATGGGCCGACCTGCCCTCGCTGCAGCACAGCCCGGCGATGCGTGAGGTGCTGGACCAGTTGCAATGCCCGCTGCGCTCCGTGCGCCTGATGCAGCTGAAGGCCGGCTCATCCATCAAGCCGCATCGCGACCATGGCTTGAGCCTGGAGCATGGCCAGGCGCGACTGCACGTGCCCGTCTACACACACCCCGATGTGCGGTTCATCGTGGAAGGCCTGGAGATCCCCATGGCCCCAGGAGAGCTCTGGTACTTCAACGCCGACGCCACGCATGAAGTGCTGAACCAGAGCACGCAGGACCGCACCCATCTGGTCATCGACTGCATTGCCAACGCCTGGCTGGCCGACCGCATCGGCAAGGGGCAGGCCCATGCATGAGCTGCAGGCAGCCTTTGCAGAACTGATTGCAAGCCCCCAGCAACAGGCCTTGCTCCAGCAGGCCAGGAGCGTGGAGTCGCTGTTGACCCAGTTGCGCCGGCTGTGGTGTCTTCCCGCCTGGAACGATACCCAGCTCATGCAGGCGCTGGAGCAGGTGAACCAGGCGGCCGCCGTGCCAGCCGCCGCATTGGTGGCCGGCGGCTGGCTGCCCCACAGGTACGAGGCACGCACGCGCAGCATCCAGTGGTGCCTGCCGGACGGGCCCGCCACCGAACCCTTCCATGACGAATACATCGGCCGCTGCCTCCAGCGCCAGCCGCTGAACCAGTTTCTGCGACCGCGCACGCCGCTGGCCACCCTGGCACGGTTGGGCACAGACCTGGGACCGAAACGCCCGGTGCGCCGGCCCGCTGGTTTCATCTTCCATCTCTCGCGCTGTGGCTCTACCCTGGTCTCGGGCTGCCTGTCGGAACTGGACAGCACGATGGTGCTGTCGGAGCCACCGGTGCTCACCGAGTTGCTGCTGGACACCTCGCTGGACCGTGCGCAAAAGCGCGAGGGCATTGCCGGTCTGGTGTCGGCAATCACCGTCGCCGTGCCTGGGCGCCATGACCTTGTGGTCAAGTGGAATGCCTGGGACATCTTCCAGTGGGAGCTACTGCAGGACCTCTACCCCGAGGTGCCCAGCCTGATGCTGGTGCGCGATCCTGTGGAGATCCTGGCCTCGCACCACAGGCAGGCCGGCCGGCACATGTCAGGCGACCCGTCGCTGGCTGGCGCCAGTCCGGTGTTCTGTTGCGGCAGGAGCAGCCAACCCTTTGTCTCCATGCTCGACCATCGCATGCGCGTGCTGCAGGCACTGATGGAGCGGATGCGGGGCCTGCACGAAAGCCAGGGCGTTCCTGTGCTGCACTACAGCCAGCTGGGTGCCGGGGCCATGGAGCAGATAGCCCGGCGCTTCGGCCTTCATGCGAGCGAGGCCGCACGCCAGCGCATCGCCGTGCGCCTCAGCCAGCATGCCAAGGCGCTGGACCAACGCTTCTCGCCTGATGGGCAGGACAAGGCAGCCGTCTTTGGCGCAGGCGATCGCCAGGATATCGAAGCGCGCCTGGGCCCGCTGCACGCACAGCTGCTGCAGTGCGCACAACCCCTGATGGATGCGGAGGCCCTGCATGCTGCTTGAAGCGCTGCGCCCCCCCGGCCTGTTCACCCGTCCCGCTGAACCCGAAGACCGCGACTTCCAGCGCGCACTGTTTCTCTCCGCGCGCCCGCACCTGCAATCCCTGCCACTGCCCGGGGCCGCCCTCGCCCAGCTGCTGGACCAGCAGTACGACTTCCAGCAGGCCGACTACCAGCGCCGCTTTGCCGGCGCACCCCGCCTCATCGTGCAGGAAAGGGGCGTGCCCATAGGCGCACTGACGGTGCATGACAACGGAGCGGACCTGCACATCGTGGACATCGTGATCACGCCTGCCGTACGCGGACAAGGATACGGCGCGGCTCTGCTGCGCTGGGTGCAAGGCAGTGCCGCCGTGCTGGGCCGCCGGGTCACGCTGAGCGTCGATGCAGCCAACCACGGCGCGCAAAGGCTGTACGCCCGGCTGGGCTTCGCGTCATCGGGCATCGATGCCGTTCAACTGGGCATGGCCTGGCATCCGCCTGCCGCCTGAACACCTTCATACCCCTCCTGCACCCCCACAAAGCGATAACAGAAAGGCAACGCTTCCATGGAAAACTTCATTGGAGAAATCCGCTTGTATCCCTATGGCTGGCCTCCCAAGGGATGGGCGATGTGCGCCGGACAGATTCTGGCCATCAACCAGAACCAGGCACTGTTCTCGCTGCTGGGTACGCAATTCGGCGGAAACGGCAGCACTACCTTCGCGCTTCCCGATCTTCGTGGCCGGGTCGCACGGCACACGGGCGGCGGCTTGCAGCAAGGCTTGCCGGGTGGCGTGGAAAGCGTCACCTTGGTCGCCAACAATCTTCCCCAGCACACCCACTTCGTCATGGCAAGCACGGACAGCGGGGATGCGCCCGCGTTCAGCAACAACAGCATGGCCACGGCCACGCTCGTGGCCACCAGCGCCCCCACCAATTTCTATGCACCAGGCACCGCTGGCCAGCAGCCGATCGCGCCGGCCAGCGTCTCCAACACCGGCGGCAATCAGCCGCACGAGAACTGCCAACCCTCGCTGGTGCTGACACCGTGCATCGCGCTGACCGGCATCTACCCTTCGCGCAACTGACACGCGCCCACAGGAATACGCAATGGACTATTACCTTGGAGAGATCCGCCTGTTCGCAGGCAGTTTTGCACCCGCAGGCTGGCACCTGTGCGATGGCGCGACGCTCAACATCTCTGAATACGACGCCCTGTACTCGCTGCTGGGAACGATCTACGGAGGAGACGGGCAAACCACCTTCAAGCTGCCGGACCTTCGATCCCGCGTGCCCGTGGGGCAGGGAGCAGGCCCGGGGCTGACCAGTCGCGCCGTGGGTCAGCAGTTCGGAGTGGCACAGGTCTCGCTCACGACAAACCAGATCCCCACCCATTCCCACGGTCTTGTCGCCAGCACCTCCCTGGCTACCGCAGCACAGGCCACAGGGCTGGTGCCTGCACAAAACGGGTCCGATCTCTTCTATGCGCCACAGCCGGTGGCAGGGGCCAACCCACAGACCATGGCACCCGCATCGGTCACGGTCGCAGGCAACAGCCAACCGCACGACAACATCATGCCCAGCATGGCGATGAATTACATCATTGCGCTCTACGGCATCTACCCCTCCAGGAACTAGGACAGCACCATGGACGCTTTCATCGGCGAAATTCGCCAATTTCCGTTCAACTTCGCCCCCAAGAACTGGGCGCTGTGCAATGGCCAGTTGCTGGCCATCCAGTCCAACCCCGCATTGTTTTCCATCATCGGAACCTTCTATGGCGGCAACGGAACCACAACCTTCGGCCTGCCCAATCTGATAGGCCATGTCGTCACCGGAGCCGACCCGCAGCAGTCCTGGAACATCGGCTCCACGGAAGGCACTGATTCCGTCACGCTGCTGACCACTGAAATGCCCCAGCACAACCATTTGCTGACCGGGCTGAACAATCCAGGCACCCAGGCAGCGCCTGACAGCACGTCCTACCTGACGTTCGACGGTCGGGGGGGTACTGGGGTCGTGCGGTACATGCGAACCAACGGCACGCCCAGCGCCGCCATGGCTCCCAACATGCTGACTCCGGCCGGAGGCAACACCGCGCATGAGAATCGCCAGCCCTTTCTCGTGCTGAACTTCTGCATTGCGTTGCAAGGCGTCTTCCCCTCACGTAACTGACGTGCCGCAGCCCATGCCACGCACACTGCATTTCATCTCTGGCCTGCCGCGCTCGGGCTCCACGCTGCTCGCGGGCATCCTGCGGCAGAACCCGCGCTTTCACGCCGCGATGAGCAGTCCCGTGGCGGGGCTGGTCAACGGCGCCCTCGAGCAGATGGGCGCCGGCAGCGAATCCCACGCCTTCTTCGACGAGGCCCGGCGCAAGGCCATCTGCCGGGCCATCGTCGATGCCTACTATGCCGGCCAGCAGCAGCCCGTCCTCTTCGACACCAACCGCCAGTGGACGGCACGCATGCACCAGCTCGTGGAACTGGTGCCCGACTTCAGGATGGTGTGCTGCGTGCGCAATCCGGCATGGGTCATGGACAGCTTCGAGACCATCTACCGCAGGAACCCCTTCGACTACAGCCGCATGTTCAACGCGGCCTCGCGCCAGACGGTGTACAGCCGCTGCGAGTCGCTCATCCATGTGGCCGGTGCCGTGGGCAGCGCATGGACCGCGCTCAAGGAAGCCTACTACGGCGAGTTTTCCGAGCGCCTGCTGATCGTGGACTACGACCTGCTCACCCAGCACCCCCGGCGCACGGTGGAACTCATCTACCAATTTCTCGGCGAAGAGGCCTTCGCCCACGACTTCAATGCCGTCGAGTACTCCGAAAGCGAGTTCGACCTGCAACTGGGCGTCAAGGGCCTGCACGACGTGCGCCGGAAGGTGGCCTTCAAGCCGCGCCGCAGCATCCTGCCGCCCGACCTGTTTGCCAGGTACCAGGCCATGGACTTCTGGCAGGACACCACCGGCACCTCGGCCCACATCATCGCCAGCAAGAGAGCGTCCGCGACGGACACCGAAACACAGAGAGGAACACCATGATAGGCACCACATTCCTTGGCGGCTTCTCCGCCGCACTGCTTCCGCTGGGCCTGCTGGGTTCCGCAGGCCCGGCAGCGGGCTCGTACCTGCGCTCGTACCTGAGATCGCCCCAGGACTCTGGCGAGCAGACCGCCCTGCCCCTGTCCCGCAGTGCCGCGCCGGCGCGCGACCTGCGGCCTCGCCCCCCGGGAGAGCTGGAGATCGTCGTGGCGTCGCCCGTCAGCGAACTGGTGATCGTGGACTCTGCCGTGCAGGACCGGGCCGTGCTGCAGCGTGCGCTCAAGCCCGGCGTGCAGATGGTGGAGATCGATGCCTCGCGCCCCGGCCTGCCCCAGTTGGTCCAGGCCCTGGCTTCGTTCAAAAATCTGTCAGCCATCCACGTGGTCTCGCATGCCGAGGCCGGCGTGCTGCTGCTGGGCAGCAGCCGCATCACGGCCGAAAGCGTCAAGGGCGAGATCGAATCGCTGGCCGCACTGCGCAATGCCGTGCGTCCCGGCGGTGACCTGCTGTTCTACGGCTGCGATCTCGCAGCCACGCCCGAAGGCGAGCAACTGCTGGACATCGTGCAGCATGCAACGCAGCTGGACGTGGCGGCGTCCAGCAATGCCACAGGCAACCTGGCCCAGGGTGGAGATTGGCAGCTGGAGGTGCGGCGCGGCCACGTCGATACGCAGCTGGCGTTTTCGGACAAGGCTCTGGCTGATTTCTCGGGCGTGCTGCTGGCCAGTGACGGACCAAAGTCTTTCTCCAGCTTCAGCGTCAACAGCCTCGATCTAGTCCAGACGGATTTTCGCGTCTCCGCCTGGGACAGCACACATACACAACTGGGACTGCAAATATATTCAGCTGCGCCCTTCGCCGCCTACATCCAGAACGGAGGGACTGCGACCGGCACCTACTTCTATCTCAGAGCGGACGATATCAACACCACAAAGTTCGAGCTGACGGGCCTGTCAGCCGGTGAATATGGTGCCGTCAGCCAGTTCACCAACGTGCGTATCGTGGGGATGCTGGCATCCGGTGGCACGGTCACGTCCAGCACCATCAACGGCAGCGCCACGCCAGGAGAAGCGTTCACCTTCACGGCAACCCAGCTTGCCGATTTCAGTGGCAAGAAACTCAAAGGCTTCAAGCTCTATGTGGATTGCGGCGGGGACGGTGGCGCCTGCCCGGCAAACAAGTTCGCCGACTTCGAATTCCGCGGCTTCACGATCGCAGGGGCGCAGAACTCGCCACGCATCTCCATTGACCACATAAGCCTGACAGGAGCCACGGGAACAGGCGGAGCGTTCAAGATAGGTGACACCGTCACGGCACGCTGGAACAACACTGCCAGCGGAGACTACAACGCCACACCGATCACAGGCGTCAACTTCGATTTGTCCCAGTTCGGTGGCGGCGCTTCGGTGGCAGCTCTCAATTCTGCAGGCATCTGGACAGCGACCCATTTGCTGTCGGCTGGCGCCATCGATGCCACGAATCGCAACGTATCCGTCACGGCAAGCAACAGCAATGGTCCCGCAACAACGGCAGGCACGAACAATGCCACGGTAGACACCATTGCGCCTGTCGTCACCCCTGGCAACATCGCCCTGTCGGGAGCGTCCGGCGTGGGCGGCGCCTTCAAGGCCGGTGACACCGTGACCGCCCAGTGGAACAACACTGCTGCGGGCGACAACAACACTGACACCATCAGTGCTGTGACCATCAACCTGTCCGCCTTCAACGGCCCGGTGGCCGTACCGGCCACCAACGCCGCCGGGATCTGGACAGCCACCCACCCGCTGCCGGCTGGCGTTGCAGGAAACAACCTCAATGCGAGCATCAGCGCCGCGGATAACGCCGGCAACATCACCACCACGGCAAGCACCGCCAACGCCACCGTGGACACCCTGATCCCCACCGTCAGCAGCATCGCCGTCAGCGGCTCGCCAGCCCCGGGCGATGCCAGCGTGGCGTTCACGGCAACCTTCAATAAGCCAGTCATCAACATCTCCACCGACGACTTCACCCTGATCGGTACGGGCACGGCTTCAGGCACCATATCCAGTGTCTCGGCCAGCACGGGCAGCTCCGTCAACGTCAACGTTTCGGGCATCACGGGCACCGGCACCATCAAGATCAACCTGAACGGCAGCACCAACATCGCCGACAGCGTGGGCAACGGGCCGCCTGCGTCCTTCAACAGCGGCGGGACTCACACGGTCGCCGTTCCGGTGGCCCCCGGTGCTCCCACGGGTGCCACGGCCACGGCCGGCAATGCCCAGGCCTCCATCACATTCGCTGCCCCGGCCAGCAACGGCGGTTCGGCCATCTCCACCTATAACGCAGTGGCCAGCGGGGGCGGAGGCCAGACCGGATACTGCACGGGGCCGACAGCCTGCACCATCACCGTGCCCGGTCTGACCAATGGCATCAGCTACAGCTTCAACGTCACGGCCACCAACTCGGCAGGACTGACCGGCCCTGCGGCCACGTCCAACAACGTTACTCCCCAGGGCACGCAGACCATCAGCTTTGCCCCTGCGGCCAGCTACAACTTCGGCACCACACCCACGCTGACAGCCACCTCCAGCGCAGGCGCCAGCTATCCGGTGAGCTTCACATCGACCACCACGGGCGTGTGCACCATCACGCCAACGGGCTCGCTGACCTTCGTGACGGCTGGCAGCTGCTCCATCAACGCCGACCAGGCCGGCGATGCGGCCACCAGCGCCGCACCCCAGGTCTCGCAGACCTTCAACGTCAACGCCGTCGCACCGGGAGCGCCCACCATCGGCACGGCAACAGCCGGCAATGCCCAGGCCTCGGTGAGCTTCACCGCACCCGCCTCCACCGGGGGAGCCGCCGTCACCTACACCGCCACATCCAGCCCGGGCAGCTTCACGGCGACGGGCAGCAGCCCGATCACCGTGCCTGGCCTGATCAATGGCACGGCCTACACCTTCTCGGTGACGGCCGCCAACTCTGCGGGGCCAGGCTCTCCCTCGGCTGCATCCAACGCCGTGACGCCCAGGGCCTCGCAGACCATCAGCTTCACGCCCGCTGCCAGCTACAACTTCGGCACCACACCCACGCTGACGGCCACCTCCAGCGCAGGCGCCAGCTATCCGGTGAGCTTCACGTCGACCACCCCGGGCGTGTGCACCATCACGCCAACGGGCTCGCTGACCTTCGTGACCGCAGGCACCTGCACCATTGCAGCCGACCAGGCCGGCGATGCCGCCATCAGCGCCGCACCTCAGGTCACGCAGAGCTTTGCCGTGAACGCCATCGCGCCTGATATCCCCGTCATCGGCACCGTCACTGCCGCAGACGCCCAGGCCACGGTGAACTTCACGGCCTCCGTGGGCAGCGGCGGTGCGCCCATTTCCGGCTACACCGTGACCGCCACACCAGTGGCGGTACCCGGTGCCCCCTCCGTTACAACGCAGACGGGCCCCACATCGCCCATCGTCGTGACGGGTCTGACAAATGGATTTGTCTACAACTTCACCGTCAAGGCCACCAACGGCGCACAGACCAGCGCGGACTCCGCAGCGGTACAAGCCACGCCGCGCAAGCTGGAGCTGGTGGGCGCGCCAGGCAGCGTGCCCGGCATGGCCGGCACGCCGACAGCGACGCTGTCCGGCGGCGGTGCCACCTGCACGCTGCAGGCCACCGGCGGCTTCGGACCTGCGGCGTCCACACCGCCAGGCCTGCAGGCGCCCAACGGCCAATTCGCCTTCACGGCCGAGCAATGCACGGGCGCCATGACGATGACCCTGGTCTACCCCAGCCCGCTGCCCGTGGGCGTGCAGTTCCGCAAGCCCGACGGAGCAGGAGGCTGGTTCGACCCCACAAATGCAGCCACCTCGCTGAACGTGGTCCTGAACGCTGCCCGCACCACGGTCAGCTACACCATCACCGACAACGGTCTGGGCGATACCAACCCGGCCACGGGCTCCGTCAGCGATCCGTTCGTTCCCGTGGTGGCTGCCGTGGCACCCGGAGGCGCGCAGGCCATTCCCTCGCTGGGTGGATGGGCGCTCGCAATGCTGTCCGGGCTGCTGGGAGGCCTGGCTCTGCGCAGCAGGAAGGTGTTCACGGCACGGCGTTGA